GCTACCAAAACAGGGCAATCAACATCATGCTTAAAATCTTCTGGATTAACAGTATAGCCTTTTAATTCTGATTCGCAGAAATGACAAAAATAATAAGGCGTATAATCACCATCCATATATGTAAGTGGCTCAAATACAATAGCTTTTGCTATTTTTGAAACATCCTCTTTTAAAAAATTACACATAATACCTCAAGTAATATAACTAGTTTATAGTATTAATTAATTCAAATTATATTTTATCTTAGCACCAATGCCTTATCCAGCTTGGATCACTGTAATCCTTTACTTATCACTCTGCGTTTTTTTACAGGCTGTCCTGTATCATCTTTTCTTTTTTTAAACTTGATCCCCAGGACATCTGCGATCACAAGATTATACACACTGACATCCCAGGCGTGATTTGCTTTACTGGGCGGGCATTCCCACAAGCCTTTCTCATTTACATATTCCGCTGTCATCTGCTGCGCCCAGTCTATGTTTGTTTCGCTGTGTAGGTGCCATGCACCGGGATCTGCCGGGGCTATTTCGAGTTTACTTGACAGATTGTCCTTGTAATAATTCACATTTGCCCTCAGAAGATTAACACCGCCGGGAATAAGAATTTTTGTTTTTGGATAATAAGGCTGCCTTTTAATCATAAAAGGCTCATTCATTTTTGCTTCGCCCTTAAAAGGGAAAACCCTGCGATGCTGGCTGCACCATTCATACACCTCTTTTGTACGATGCCCCATGGCATCAATTACAAAGCCTTGAATTATGTATCTTTTTCCGTCTTCATCGAGATACTCATCGTCGAAAATGATCTGTTCAAGGGCTGCAAACGACGGAACAAAACCTTCCCTGATCTGCCAGGATTCCTGGATTAATCCCCAGCCCCAGGCACGAATTTCATACCAGAATCCATTGTCCTGCGTATCTATGGCAACGGTCAGACAGGATACAACTCTCTCGCCTGGCACAACTCCGCGTGGCCGGTCATCACGCAAAGCAAGGATTGTATCTTCTGAGCGTTCGATTTCATGGATCACCCATGGCTCTGCGCAAAAACCGTTTTTAAAATCTTTGAGATCGTCTTTTTTATTTGTTTTTTCATATTTTAAAAAAGCGGCTGCAGGTTCTGATAAGCTGACAAATGGTGATATCCATGACGGGATATGAAATCCGATTTTTGCGGGGCGATGGTTTTTTAGATAATTAAATAGACTTGCACCTGGTGGATCTTCCCGCCCTTCATGCTTTTCCCAGTCTGTAGATCTTGCATGCCATTCACCCATGAGCACTGCCTTGTCTCGCTGATCATCGTTCCATCTTTTTTCACAATGCGGACATTCATACCAGACTGACCCATGCCCTTCTGACTTCTCTTTTTTCCACTTGATTCGAGGGAAAGACATCAATTGAAGTTCATCGCAGTACGGGCATCTGACCCAGTAGTCGAATATTACCTGGGCCTCTTTGGTCATCGCTTGCCAAATAGCCGCTGATTCTACCGTGGGCGTGGATATTTTCCAGATTTTTTCTTTTCCCATACGCCGGAAAGTTTGTGTTCTTTTTTCTCCGAGAGAGATGGAATCTGATTCACGTTTTGAGGTTTCGGGGTATTTGTCAATTTCATCAAAAATCAAATAGCGGATCGGCTTATTTGCAAGCCTTGCAGGTGAGCTGGCCCAGGCAAAATATATTGCCATGTGCTGCAATTTTATTCTAATACTTGCTAGATCGTCATCGGCGTCGGTCAAATATTCATTTAACTTTGATGAAGATTGCAGCATGGGAATAATTCTGTCACGACTGTTTTCCTTGGCAGTGGTTTCATCAGGATAAATATACAGTACATCCCCGGGCGCTCTGTCTATAGCATAGGATACAAAGTTGTGTGCGACTTCTGATTTTCCTACCTGGGGTGTGGCGCATACTATGATGGTGCGGACTGATTTGTACGTGGATGCGTCCATGATGTCTGTTAAATACGGTGTGGTTCTGTTTTTCCAGTGTCCTGGTCGAGGTCCTGTTGTGATAACCCTGTGTTTCTCAACCCACGTGCTCATTTTTATTGGCCGCGCTGTGCGCATGATTTTTTTATCTGCGGCGGAAAAGGAGCCGTTAAACGTAACAGTGCTGTCCTGTTCGATCTGTTTCAGGATAGAGGCTGGCAGCCATGGTGGTACGCCGGCGTTTATGATTGTTGACTGCATTACTCTGTGACCATATCAACTAAATCTGTATATAGTTTGTCAGTTGCAGCTAAATCCATGTATAGCTTGTCGATGAAATCGTGTAATTCAAGGTTAGCAGCTTTGAGCGCTGCTATGAGATCGTCTTTTTCTCTGCATGTCAGTTCTTTTTCAGGCATTAGCTTTTAGCCTCCTCTGTGTCAGTGATTTTCTCTTTTGTAAAAACTACTTCAAAATTTTTGATGTTTGCAAAATTGTTGAATTGTTTTTTAAGTATTTGCATCATAGCGTCTGTCAGTCGCTGTGATGCTGTTTCTTTGTCTCCATTTTCAACCAGCTCTGCCCACTCAAACGCATATGAGTAGAGCATGTGTTCTATGCCTGATTTCAGCACTGCGACTTTGGCGGCAAATTCCATTTCAAAATCTGACCGCAAAATATATTTGCTGAGTTTTTCTTTGAGCTGAAATTCATAGAGCTTAATCTGCGCTCTGAGCTTATCTACTTCGGCTTCCGCTTTTTGCGACTGGAGATCGTTCGGATCTGCATCCGGTGTATTAGATAACTGGTTGAGTCCTACTTTCCTGGCATATCTCTTTAGATCGCTTTCCAGTACGGATCCGTCATTTTGCAATTTGAGCAAACCCTGTTTGCAATCCTTATATAATTTGCTTTTTGCAATTTTATACCCTTGGCGCTGTAGCCAGGCAAGGGCTTCTATGCGGTTTGGGAACGATGGTTCTTTTTCGCCGGCAAGAAATTCTGCGAGGTTTTTATTAGCCAAGTTCCATGCATCAATATTAGCCTTGCATGGATCTTTTTTCATGCGCTGCAGCGTGTCTTTTTCCAGCTCTGTAAGTACCAGCAAGCGGCCTTCTGACAAGTTTTGAGGTTCTTTGTTCATTTTTTGGATTATTTCCATATCGATTCAACTTTAATCAGTTTTCCATCTTGAAAAACAAGATAGTAAATCAATCCATATCGTTCATATACCCAGTGCTCAATTTTGGGCTGCCGTTTTATACCGATACGAATAATCTCTTTATAACAGGGTTTTCCGCACTTTTTAAAAACAACATATGTATAATCTCCGGTACATATGAGCTTGCCATTACAGCGCAGAGAGCCACTGCTGATTTGCGGTGATACTGTAATTATTAACAGTATGTAAATAATGGTTATAATCTTTTTCATTCTTCACCTCGGCCTGATGTCTTTTAAAATATGACCACATTTTTTATTAACGCATTTAAAATGTGGTACTTGTTTGATAATATCTTTACCGGTCGGGTTTGATGGTAACATTTTTGATATCTTAAAAATGCTATACACGACGTCAAATAAGTTTCCGTCACACTTAGGACATTTAAAATCCGTGGCATCTTTCAGGTCGATGTTGATATTAACTTTTTTGGGATTCATTTTAATAAGCTCCTGTGTCTTTTGTTATAGGTTGGCCAGATCATTTTGTAACTTTCTGTTTGCCAGGGCTTCACCAACCAGCCCTATAATCACATGCTCTGGTGTTACAAAATATTTTTCAGCAAGTCCATACACGGCTTTATGAATTATTATCGGTAATATCTTTAAGAGTTTTTCCATTGTTGTTTAAAACAGGTTTAAGGTTAAAGATAGAAGGCTGAAGGGTTTAACCTTCTACCTGTTCTTTCATTATTAGATTCTTCCCTGTAATTATTTTTGCCGGGTGCGCGCAGATGTATTCAAAAACAGGCTGAGACATAAATACGAGATTTGATATCTGTTGAGATACTTTCCAGTTTACATCAACCCAGCTCATAGCTTCACGCAGTTTAATCTCTTTCTCAGTGGCTAAAATAGACACTGGATATTGTTTTAACAGTTTTTCTAATTCATACACCTCTGGAGCCAGCGCAGGTTGTACAATCACAGGCAAGCTTCTTGTATGACTCTGTGACTGGTCTTTATCACCTTCAGTGATCTCTGGCGTGTCTTTGGCGGTGTCCACAGCACTTTTTTTTTATTACAATTAAGCGAAAAACGTCCATTCTGCCACATAGGTGGAAAACCGGACGTTATCCATTCTCTAAGATCAACCCCGAACTGAAATGCTTCTCCCGGATCCTTACCTGTTGGCACTGGCCAGCGTTCTGAGTTTAAAAATGTTTCGTCCCACCATTTGAGCGCTTTTGTGCCGGCTGTGTCGTAGTCCATGGCGTTCAGGATCAGCGCGGCTGTATTTAATAATTTTGTGGTAAGCTGATCGGGATGAGTGGATGAGGATCCTGTTGGAATAATACCAGTTATATACCTGGCTTCTTGCCATAACAGGATGCCGTCAAGTTCTGATTCGACAATGATATATACTTTGTTTGATGTTTGCATGACCCAGGTGGCCATTGATGACCCGGGGATAACGTAATATGACGGCTTACTTCCATCGGGTCTCCGGATCCGGAGCCGGTGGACATGATCGCCTGAAAACATTGGTATTACCAGGCCGACTGGAAGCCATAGCTTTTTTTTGCGGTTTTCTTTCATTTCTGTGGCCAGACCCCAGGATTCACGTGGCCGAAACAGGTCATTACCTTCCTGGCCTGGATTATATCCGAGGTGAAAATGTTTGACTGTCTCACGTTTAATTCCACGGTTGGCCAGGATTTTTAACTGCGCTGGATTACCTAACAGCTTTTCGTGCGCCCAGCCTGCAAACGCGCTTGCTTTTTCCTGCCATAATTCTGGCGGCGGAGCTGGTTGTTTAAGGTTTGAAGTGGGAATATGTTTTGATGCAACTTTGCTGGTTGTAGATTTTGGAGGCTGTGGGGTTTTGTGTTGTGTGGTCATTGTTTGATTTTCAGGAAGCTGGATGCCGTATCTGTCAGCTAACTGTTTTGCAGCGTCTAAAAAAGAGATATTATTTTTCTTAACCAGAAATTCAATCACATCACCGCCTGTTCCACAGCCAAAGCAATAATACATCTGTTTTACACAACTCACTGTAAAGCTAGGTGTCTTCTCATCATGGAACGGGCATGAGCCGATATAGTCTTTGCCGGCAAGTTTAAGATCAACTGTCTCTGATATAATATCAACAATGTCGGCTGCGTTTTTAATTTCTGTGATTTTATTTTCTGGTATTTGCATTTAATAATACTCTTTCAATCGTCCATTTCTTTTTTATGTATTATTATTAAATATTTATCTTTTTTTTATATATCTTTTTGGACGATAAGGGGGTTAATGCTATAAACTCCTCTTATGAAAACCTTAAAACTGTTTGTCGGTATTTATAGCATTAACCCCTCTATCGTCCATGTGCGAGAAGATAAAACTTGCGCAACTTGCGAATAACATTGGCTTTTTCTTTTTTACAATCAAAAATCAATCGTCCAGCGGTCTGATTATATTTCTTCATCTTTTAATCCTATTCCAAAATATCGGTATGTGCCGGATTTCGAGCGGCGGAATTTTTTTACCAACATCCCGCCAAATCGTTTTTGAGAAAGAGCTTTACGAGATACGTTGATTTCCCACCATTTTTTGAATGCACCATATAAATCTTTGGCCGTGGTTTCGGCGCTGGGATCTTCATAGCAACACTCAGCAATGAAGTGACCGATAAGATCCTCGTCATTACGATATTCTTTTGTGGCATCGACAACTATAGCTGGAGGCTTGAGTCCGATTTGTTGCCATTCCTGAAAACCCCGGACCAGCCAGGCCATGACGCCGGCCTCTTCGTCTAATAGTTTTTGCCTTAAATTGATATCCGCTGAACGTTCGTTTTCTCTATCCGGCTCCCTGGTTACAAAACTGAGCGGAAAAGGAATCAGGCAAACTCGTTCCCAAAAGGCGAAATCGTTGTCATTAACGGCTGGTTTGTGATTGGTAAGTAGGATTAATGTGTGTGTGGGGGTGAATTCAACATCGCGCTTGTCATACAGGTACCGTCCGGTCATGGTGTCTGATCCGGTTAACCATTGAATTTTCGATGTGGAAAATCTGCGGCCCTGGTCTGTCTCGCTGGCAAATGCGAGGCGGGTGCCTCGTAATGCCATGACGTCTGGAGAGGCTGAGGCGCTGCTTTGGATGTGCCCCTGGTCAAGCAGCATTTCGGCTCGGATGGGGGCTGCCATGTTACCCATCACGTGAGATATGATTTCGACGATGGTACTTTTGCCGTTGCGCCCCTGGCCAAATAAAATGGGCAGAAAGGCTTCTACCGTAAGTCCGGCAATGCTATACCCGAACAACCGGCGCATGAAATCAATGAGCGGCTGTCTATCCTCAAAAATCTCTTTAAGCGCTTTTTCCCAGTTAGGAGCTTGCGTATCAATGCCTGTATAGTTAACAGGGCTCGCTCTACTGATATAATCATCTGGCCTGCCTGGCCTGAGCTTGCCTGTTCGCAGTTCTATAATTCCATTTTTACAGGCAAATAAATATTGATTGGTATCAAACTCGTCACCTTTAACGCTCATTGGATTTACCGGGTTTGTATGAGCAAATTTCAGACAATTACTACGACCCCTGTCTGACCTAAGCTTGGAAACACGCTTATATATAGTATTTTGTGCCTTTTGAAGCTCTGTAATTTTATCTTTATCGCCGCTTTTACTCGCTTCGCCAATAGTTTCTACCATATTTTTTGCTTCATCAAGATAACGTAGAGCCACAGTCTCAACCGCAGATAGCGAATTGTTCATTATATCTTCTTGCCAGTAATGACCAGCCCACATCAGCCACGCCCCAGAGGATTTATTGTAGAGATATTTATCTTTATGCAGCGCCGCAAATAACATTCCATCTCCAAGCTCATTCGCGTACAGGCAATCTATGACAAACCGAGACGTAATTTTATCAGATGAATCCACGGCAACTGACTTCTTTTTTTCATCCTCAGCCAGAATATCGGCCTCTTTTTGGATCCTATCTTTCACTAATTTTTGGATATCGGTTAATTTATCATCGCTGGAACTATCTGTACTCATTCCGTTTTTCCATTCCGTTTCAAAATTTTATATGCACCCACCACCCGCGCTGAGTGAAACCGTTCTAAGTGAAGTTTGTCAAAGGACCCGCTTCTTTTTACGTTTTGGACTGTTGTTTGTTTTCTTAAAAATTGAAGTATGAAGGCTAAGAAAACTTCGTAAAAAATAAAAAAAAAGGAAACCGTTTATTCTGATTATCATTCCTTTATGGTTCCGATCTGTTATCTGGTTAGCGTCCTTAATTGATATGACAGTCGTTCTTTTCACGAAACTGATACTCTTGATCAGCGGCAAGGCATATGGCCTTGTTGCGTGGAGTATTCTCGCCAATGTTCTCAGCTATCCACAATAGGTATGCGCTCGGTAAACTTACGATATCCTGGCCTTTGAATTTCCCATAAGGCATCGTTGAAATTAATTCATCCATACATAATCCCCATAATTACAATTCAGAAACTTTTGATGATAGTAGATCGGTGATCCAATATTTATCTATTTTGCGAAAATCAATTACAGCCACACTGTCGATGACAAACTCCCTAATCCATTTATTCTTTATGTACCAACAATCACCGCCTTGTAAATCAGTGCGATCTGTGTTGCGCCGTTCCGCCCTTAACCACCCTTTATCAATCCATCTTGTTACAGCATGGACATCAATGCCAAAACATGTTGCAACTGATTGAGCTGAGTAACCATCAAGATTTTGAAGAAACCGCATTCTTTTTCGTTTCAAAATTATTCCAACTTCTGTACGGCAATAACCGGCAGCTTTGAGCTTTTTTTGTATAGTCTTTGCAGAGTACTGTGAGTTGTGTTCTAATATTTTTATTTCTTTTTCAGACCAGTTCGGTTCTTTTTTTTGTATCGGTAACACTCCAAGTTTCAGGGCACGCCGTGACACACACCATCTGGGCATATTGAATCTTTTAGCCAAATCTCGCACAGGTCCTTTATAGGCTACAGATCTAATCCCAACCTCGACACGATATAATTGTCGAATCTGTTCATCTATTTCGGGTGTGAAGTTGTATTTCTTTTTCATCTTTATTTATTCAATTCTTTGCGGTTTTTTTGTTGCCATCGTAGCTGTCTGTAATAAATCTCTTTATCCACAGGTTGATGGATAAATAGATTATGTTTGGTATCAACTATTTTTAGTTTGTAGCCCTTATAAGCTGTAAGGCGATCTGATTGCTTGCATGCACTTTTTTTTAAGCGGAATCTGCCCAAATTGACATATTGCATTTTATCAATAGTTAATAAAACCACGTATCGACGCCATGGTATCCACTCCAAGTCAGTTCGCTCTTCACTCATTATTTATGTTCCTAATTGATTATATGCCCTCACACAGGTCACTCCTTGTGAGGGTATATGTTTTATACACCTGTTCAGACTCTATATCCCTGCACAAAATATAGAGCTTACTTTACCCGTCAGGTGTGGCCGGAGGAGGTTGCCATGTATTGTCAACGTTTCGGATACGATTGAAGCCAATTCGCTACAAACGCAACGTAACCAAACATCAAAGCCCCTATAAAATTAAACCAAGGAAAACATTCGCCATCTGATCCAGCTATACTAATCCCCAGGACAAACATAAAACCCAGCGTCCAGTCATGCGTTGCAATATGTATTGCTAATCGTATCATCATGCCTCCCTTGGTTTGAATATTTTACCAGTTATTGGATGCACCAGGCCAATTGAGCGTTCAACTGATTTTTGATAATGCCTGCGCCTGATCTTTGTTTTTTCGTCGGGGTCAAAAGGAATATCAAGATTGCCGTTGAGCCAGTCATCAAGAATTTTTATATTATAAAGACGGGTTCGTTCGTTTCCGGCGTGAGGAAGGTTTCTGGTATGATCAGTAAAAGCAGAACGAGACAGGCCGCAATAAGCCGCCGCCTCTTCGATTCGCAACCAGGGTGTGAGAATTACTTTGCCGTTTTTAAAGGTTACTTTTTTAATAATCAAACCCCCTTCTTATGTAATAATTTCCACAAAACATGTAATTTATTACCCACACATATATTTAACAAAAAATTAAACATATTATATAACTAATTGATTATTATAATGATAAAACTGTATCAATTAACATGGTATAATATTTGCTTTCTGCAATTACTGGTCATTACAGCTTTCGGTTTCCGTGTAGGGAAACAAAATTGCATCAGGCACATGAAGGATGTCGGAAACCTGAATTATCAGCCGCCTGCTGAAATTTTTACCACCGACCAACATGCTCATACACGCCCTTGACACAGGCGGATCGCATTTCAGCCCCATCGTTTTAAGGTTCAGCTCGTTGTACGCGGCCATAGCCATGATGAGTTTTTTGTTGACAGTGCGCTTATTTTTTTTGATACTCATAATTTTAACGATGTTAAGTTATAGGTCTTGAACACTCAAAAAAATAGTCGTCAGGGGATACGATATCCCCATTTTCCAAGGTAAAAACAGTGAGCCTTCTGCTTGTCAAATTTTCAAGCTGACGGCTCGATTGAATTACTGAGACCTTCATGCTTCTGTGGCCAAGCGGTCGATAAAAAACTTTTCTACCAACAAGATCGGAAATCTATTCAATCATGATATGGTTTCCTTTGTTAAAAATTAATGGTTTTAATTAAAAATTCTTTTAACCTGCATTTGATGCTTTTTAATGTTGTTAAAAGCGTTATAAATACATATTTATGCACTTGTCAAGAAAAAAAATGCGCTTATGGGTAATTTTGTGAAAAAAAAGTGGCCGCCTAAAACTTATTTCCAATGCAAGCTTTGGAATTTAATAGAAAAAGAGGCCGATGGACGGTATGTAAGATTTGCGAAAAAAGCAGGCATATCAACAAACGCATTTAAAAACTATATAACCGGTACCGCTAAGCCTAAACAAGATGCTCTTCGTAAGATTTGCAAGGTCGGTGGAATTAACCCGTCATATTTTGAGGAGTATAAAAACAATGAAGCGGCCTTAAATATCGCAGATTTTAAGCGCAGAAACGGCGATGATAAAAACATCAAAATTGAAGGCGCAGAATATTCAGTAAAAGAATTAATGAAAATGGCCAGAGAGGTTCTTATAAGCGATCACCCTAACGCAAATATCCTGGCATACAACTTAGTCTCGTTTATCAACTCCGTGCGGGAGGACAAAGAAAATAAGTATAAAAAAAACAACTCGGCAGAGTAATATATTATAGTTTTACAACAAGCCAAATGGAGTGAGCTAATCCTCAAACGATACCGCAAAAAGGACAACAAGGTTTATCTTACAAGCGACAACCCTGAATATAGGCCCATCACACCCAACGAACACTATAAAATCATAGGAAAGGTGATTAAGGTTATCTGGGATATTAAATTTTAAAGGGAGTTTAAAAAAAATGAAAGCAATGATTAAAAAATTACTATGGTCTTTTTTAGTCTTTTTTTGTATTTCTACTCTTGCTTATGCTTGGTCCGGCGAATGTGTGGGTATTAGCGATGGTGATACGATCAAAGTCATGCACCAGGGTATGGCTGAACGGATCAGGCTGTACGGCATTGATTGCCCTGAAAAGAAACAGGCTTCCGGAAAAAGGGCAAAGCAGTTTACGGCCGGAATTGTTTTTAAGCAGATAGTTGAAATAAAACCTGTTATGATTGATAGATATGGCAGAACCATTGCATGGGTAAATGTTAACGGGATGTGCCTTAACGAAGAATTGCTGAAAGCAGGACTTGCCTGGCATTATAAGCGATACTCATTTGATAAAAATCTGTCAGTATTGGAAATAACTGCACGTCAAAACAAGCTGGGGTTATGGAACGATTCTAATCCTATACCACCGTGGAATTTTAGGCGCGGAGATAAAACGACCATCAATCAGACAACTAACAAAAAAGTGATGACATTAGTTAGGGCGGATGCGGAAGTGGTTGTTTATCATGGAAATTATTCAAGTAAAAAATTTCATAGGCCTGGGTGTAGGTATTATAATTGTTCAAAGTGTACTGTATTATTCCAAAGCAGAGATGAGGCAATCCAGGCTGGATATAAACCATGTAAAATATGTAATCCTTGATAAAAATGGTTTGCCCGGCGGGCCAAAAGACGAAAATAGAGAATTTTAATCCCCAAAATAAAGGAAAATTAAAATGATTAGATCTGAATTTACAATATTAAAGGTGAACATGGTGTTCTTGATTTGCTTTATTAGCTTTTTCTCGATGACATCAAATTGCTTTGGAGGGGACAATTTATCTTATAGATTATTAAGCGAACGAAATGTAGATGCAATGGGTGGCCTGGTAAAGCGTCTAGTCGTTCGGATTGAAATTCCAGAAGGACGTACACAAGAAGACGTGGAAGCAACATTCAAAAAGGCGGTCAAAGAAATCTATGCATCCCAAAAAAAACTGAATGCGCTCTCTGTTGAAGGCTTTCGTCCACAAGACGATAAGACAGGCCAAACTTCAATTGGGGAAGCTGTTTATGCCCCGAATGGAAATTGGGCTGAAGCGGCGAATGAAACCGCCCCAATGAAAATCAATATTACTCTTGGGACTCTATACTTCAAATCTAAAAAAGTTATTTTTGAAAAAGGAACAATTGTTGAGTTCGTTTCCAGTAAAGGAAAGGATATCGAAATATTCAAAACCCAAGGAAATTGGAGAGATGAAAACATTCTTATGGTCGTTAAGCCAGGGCAGGCGGGGAAGGTACTTGAGTCTAAAATAACAGTATGTAATAAGGATATAAGCATCATTGAATATCAAATTGAAATCGACGGGAAAGTAGGGTGGGTTGACGAAAGTGATATAAAAGCGTCGAATTAGAAAATCCAATACCAAACAACAATGCCTATATTCACTAAAAAAAATGGACTGGTTTACTGTGTTTATTATGATTTCGGAAAGAAAGTCTGGGAGCCGTTTGGACGGGGGGTGGATGCAAAGAAGGCCGCTGAAGCCCGGGACCTTGAAATACAGCTTAAAAAAAAGCGGGGTCAATGGAATGTTCCCGGAATATCATCTTCGCTATCATTTACAAGCCTATCCACATTATCAACATTTGGGATTGGAACAAAATTCAGGAAAAAATGGTTGACGCAAATGTCGGTCCAAGATCAATCAACAAATACTTCCAATACACATCCAAGATCTTCACCTGGGCCGTAGAAAACGACTATATAGATGATCACCCGTGGCGCAAACGAAAACCGCTCCGGATCCTGAAAAAATTCAAGATCAATCTTTTCACCCTGCAGGAGTTTGAGCGGATCCTCGACGTGGCTCCGGATCATCTCAAATGGTGCCTGGAACTGGCATACAACAGCGGAGTGCGTCCCGGGCCAAAGGAATTATTTTCCCTGAAATGGTCAAACGTGGACTGGAAGATGAAACGGATCGAGATCTATGCATCAAAAACAGATACATGGAGATGGCAATATTTTACAACAGCTTTCATGACAAAACTTAAAGCAAAAGATAAAGAAAATAACGGCTGCCTTTATATAGTCTCATATAAAGGCAAACAGATCAAATCCATTTCAAAAGCCTGGCGAACCGCCAAAAAAAAAGCCGGCATCACCAGGCGAATTCGCTTGTATGACATCCGGCATTTTTACATCACCTATGCCCTGGCAAACGGCGCAGACATCATGGACCTGGCCGAAAGAGTAGGACACGTAAATGGAGAAATGATAATGAGAGTTTACGCCCACCTCGCCAAAGACCTGCAAAAAAAAGAAGCTTTCGACCTTCCAAAGCTGCATGATATTCTTTAACTAATTTTTTAGCCTGTCCAAGTTTTGGAGTTGGTGTATATTTTAATGGTTTTTGTAAATCATTTTCAATTTTGCGTAAAAAATTTACCGCCTCTTTCCCTTTTAGAACAGGGGTTGCTGCAATGGGTAAGGACATGGTCACCTCCATTGGTTGACAAAACATGGGAAAATCCCATGTTTTAATTAAATCAAATTCGAAAATGGTTGATGGAATGGTTGACACAAATAAAAAGACGCCTCTCTTGCAAAGCCTAACTGCCTGATTTTATTGGTCGGGGCGAGAGGATTTGAACCTCCGACTTCCTGCTCCCAAAGCAGGCGCGCTACCAGGCTGCGCCACGCCCCGATTTGCGATTTGATTTATGCGGTCTAACTATCACGAT